CAAGAGTTGAAAGAAGAATGTCAACGTGTCATTAATCAAGCAAAGAAAGGTGTTAGATGTGAACATGTTTTTGTTGATTGTTTGAAGGATGAACGTAGACCGATAGAAAAAGTTAATGAAGGTAAGACAAGGCAATTTAATATTGGACCCTTTGTTTTACTTATTCTTTACAGGATGTACTTTGGCCCTTTCATAATGTGGTATTTAAGTAATCATACTCAGAATGGTTCCGCTATAGGGGCTAACCCATTTTCTATGGATTGGGATGTTATTGCTAGGTATTTGAGTAAGTTTGGTATACAATCAATTGGTGCCGGCGACTTTAGTGGTTTTGATGGATCCCAGAAACCTGAGATTTTATGGGCTATATTGACCATGATAAATAAGTGGTTTGGTGATTCTTCTGAAAATCAGCTTATCAGGACAGTATTGTGGGCTGAGGTTGTTAATTCTTCTCACATAAATGGATCCACTCGTTATAGATGGGGTTCTTCAATGCCTAGTGGGTTTGCTCTTACAGCTATAGTGAATACTATATATGTGCAAATAGCGTTTCGCTATTGTTATGTTCTAGCACATGAAAATGATAAATTAGCCTTGTTGCATTTTAGTGACAACGTTTATGTTATTGGTTTAGGAGATGATAATGTGTTTGCTGTTCACCCTGACAAACACACTATTTTCAACGAATTGACATTAGCTCAGTTAATGAAACAGTTAGGTCTAACTTATACTACAGAAATGAAAGGTGTTGCTACTGTACCTTTTAGAAAATTGAATGAAGTAACTTTCCTTAAGAGAAAGTTTATTTATTCAACAGAATTGCATCAATTTGTAGCTCCTTTGGACATTGATGTAGTTTTAGAAATTCCTTATTGGACAAAAACGCATGATTCTTTTAAGATCATGTGTGATAATGTAGAGAACACTATTTGTGAATTGTCTCTACACGGTCCTTCTACGTATTCCTTTTTTGTGCCTAAAATTTTTGATTCGGCGCGTAGAGTTGGATATACGCCTAAAACAGATGATTATGATGTTTCGTTGTTGACTACGCTCAACACGGAATATTTGTTTTAGGACTTGTCATGGTCCTCCAAGACGATAAACTGGTATACCCCCTCCGCAAAGAGGTTAAAATAAGAAAAACTGTAGCTCGGCAGAATAATTCGAGCAATATACCCAACATGAAAAGAACTACA